TACGCCAACCATGCGCTGAACGTGACCGAAGGCGTGGTGCCCGCAGCCGTGAGGTTCAGTGCAAGCTCTTCGCGGTCTGCGGAAAGCTTTTCGAGGGTGTGGCCATCAAGCTTGATAACGTACTGGCCTGTGCCTACGACTGCGAGAGCACCGGCAGTGACGGGGGAGCCGCCTCCTGCTGCTTGTACTTCAACGTCGAAGGTGTAGGTTTCGTCCCCGTCGCTGGTGTCAAGTGCTTCGACGACGATTACAACGTCGTAGAATTCTGCGCCAAGCTTGTTCTTCTGGGTGCCGGAACGGGCATTGACCATCTTATCAAGCGCGAGTACGCCGACTTCTGCGGATGCAGTAAGTGCAGCCGAACCCGGTGCGCGGAAGTCTGTGTCCGCATCGTAGGTGTAGTTAACTTCGGAACGTGCCATTTTGTGTTTCTCTCCTGTGGGAAAACGAGGTCGGTAAACCTATGAGGGGGTTGTTGTGAGGGGGCTCACTGCCCCCTCATTGGGATTACTTGGTGACCGCTGCGTTGCTGATGCCACGGAGACGCGCTGCTGCGCGTCCGTGCATGACTGCCATGCCAACGAGCCATTCGACACGTGTACGCATGACCGGCTGCGTTTGGAGTTCGCCAAGGTCGCGGACTTCCATGATGCCGTTCTGCAAACCGATGCAACCTTCGTCTGAGAAGTTTACACAGTATACGGAAGTGGCTGTCGCCGTCGATCCGCCAACACCGACTTCGTTGAAGGAAATGATGTCGTCGCCGTTTGCGTCGTAGTCAACAATAACGATTGGGAGGCCGTCGAATACCGTTACACGGCGTCCGAATTCATCTTGATCGTAGGTGATGTAGCCACCGATTGCGTTGTCGGTTGCTGCTGCCGAAAGAAGGTTACGCATCTTCTTGGACATGATCAGGTGCGTTGGCTCTTCAACTTGGTCGATGAGGTCACGCAGGCTGCTGATCTTGAGCGGATCACCACCATTGGTGGAGCCGTTGTCCAGAAGCTGGTCGCCAGTAATACGGACACGAAGGCCGTCGAACTCGCGAGGATCGGCTGTGGAGTCGCCGTTGATCATCTTCGCGCCAATGGTAAGGCTGAGTGCCTTCACCTTGCGAAGCTCGTGTGCGCCACGTACATCTTCCGATGTCATTTTCAGCGTTGCGAGGTCAACGTCGAGGTCGCCGCCAGAAATGCGCAAACGCTCAGTTTCTGGGTTGATGATGCCAGCGGAAGGGGTGTAACCCTCACCAACACCACGGAAGGCTACGCCCGGTAGGGACCCTTCCATGTTATAGACGTACGCACCACCATCGACATTGATGAATTGTGTGATGCGAAGAAGATCGCTTGTGCGAGCAAAGTGTTCGATGATGGTCGAACGCAGAACTTCGCCGGATGCGAGCTTGGAGGCTTCAAATAGAGTGATCACTTTCGTGTCTCCTAAAGATTACGGTTTGCTTGCTTCAAGTTTTTTCACGGGCTGTGAAGCAGACACTCCGTGCCTGAAAGTGATCCATCAACTCAGCCCAAGGAAGCTGATGGCATTGGTATAACCAGACACGCTCCGCGAGTCCTTAGTGTGTGTTATGGGGCGGGGTCGGGGCGCGTACGCCCCAACGTAGTTCTTATCCTGTGCCGTACTGGCGCGCATACTTGATGCGTTCCGCTGGCTTCATGTTTGCCAATTCCTTGGCGTTCAAGCGGCCCGGTGTGCTGTCTGTGTTCCCACTTGCGCCACCACCTTTCGAACCTTTGAAGAGGAAGTCTCGGTCCTCACGCTGTTCGAGTAGCCACTCTTTGATCGTCTTGGCCGACACGCCGTCAGAACCGTAGATGATTGTACCATCGTTGGCCTTCGGGATAATCTTACCGTCGTCTTCGACGCGGAACGTCTTCAACGCATCTGGCAGGATCATCTGCACCGCCTTGTCGATCATCGCAACGTCTGGGTCAGACGCCACTAGGCGGATCGCGTTTTCGACCATCATTGCATTCGCGCGCTGATCGGCATTCTTTGCCTTATCGCGGTGTGCGTCGCGGTCTTTTGCCATTTCGGCAAGCTGCGTCTTGAAACCGTTTGTAACTTCCGTTACGCGGGCTGCGGCAGCTTCTTCGAGGGAGGTATCTTCGACGAGCTTGCCGTCAGTTACCTTCTTGTTCACAGTGCGCAACTCTTCGAGAGCTTTTGCGAATTCCGACAACTTGCCGGTTTCCAGATCAGGGAGTTGCACGCCCGTCACGTTCTCATATTGCGCCAAAGCCCCGGTCAGATTGTCGCGTTCTTTCGACAATTGAATGTTGTTGTCGCGGAATTCTTTGATCTTATCCGCGCCGGTCACGCTGACGACATATTTACCGCCTTCGATTTCTTTGGACGATTCACGAAGGTCTTCGGGGACCTCCGAAAGACTGTTATAAGTGAGTGTTGCCATTATGTTCTCCAACACACCGTGCTGGACCCTTCTTGAGTTAAAACCATGACGCCGCCATGGGCGGGAGCGGGGAGCCCCCTATCATGTGCCTTTTTACATACGAAACGTCACATCGACGCTTGAGCAAAAAAGCTGATATTGGAATTAGTAACCGATTGTGGCACAAATGTCAAGGGCAAGCGATAAAACGGGTCACACGGGAAATTATTTTTATCAGAAGCTTTCGGGGTTATCAAACAACGCTTCGGGATCACCGTCTGGGCCGTACTTGTGGTCCTTTATCGCTTGTGCGGTTTCGGGTCCTACAAGATTTTTAAGCTCTTCGAAGGTCAACACGCCTTGTTCAAACTCTTCCACCGCATCCAGTGCGTCCCCGTCTAGCTCATCATAGTCAGCAAAATCAGGGTTGATTCCAGTTATTTTCTTCATATCAGCAAACCATGGGTCCGAGACCCGTTGGACAATCAATGTGGTTACAAACGTATCCCATCACCGTGTCCATCGGTATCCCGCACTTACTACATTGTGATCTTTCGGACATCGGAACAACCGGCACTTCGGGGAAAACCGGGAATACAGGTTCACGAGAAATTTTTTCTCCGGCCAGTTTTTCGAGAAGAAAAATAATTCGGTCGAGCTTATCAAGCACAGGCTTAAAAGTATCAGCCATTGCCCTTGTCCTCTTCCTCCGGGTCTTCTTCTTCTTTCGACGCGTTCTGCTTATCCATGGTGCGCGCCGCGCGCGCTTGTTCGGGGATACCCGGTTCTTTCGAATCGACGGCAACCTCGTTCATGCCTTCTTGGAGCAGGCGATACTCGTGGAATGCTTTTGCATCTGGGAACATCTGCATCTTCGCGAGTACGTCAACCATGTTCGGGAATTGCTTGCTGTCGTTCAACAGCTTCTTGTATTCCATTTCGTCCATCCACTCTGGGATAACGTCGGACTTACGGAGGTATTCATAAACGACTTCAAGGGGGACAACGCCGTCCGCATACATTTGGTGTATAGCGCGGAACTCACGTGCGCCTGCTTCGCGGATAAGGAAGTCGCGATTGATTTCGAACACGATGTTGCTTACGGTGGCTTGGGAAGCATTGCTCCAATCGCCCCACCATTGCAATGTTTGTGTAACGCCTTCATCGACGGTATCGGCAATGTTCAACAGAAGGGTCTGTTCATTGCGCTCCTGCATCATGAGGCTGTTGTCGCTCTCAGCGGCACCGCGTGAGGACCCCGGCATCATACGCCCGCCTATGGACGCAATCTGGCCTTCCTTGGAACGTAGGACGTTCTCAAGGTGTTGGAGCCCGCGCCCGTTGAATTCGAGAAGGCTTGCAGTTTCGTTTTGACCAAGAACCCAGACGATATCCGGGCCGACTTGGTATTCGCCGGGATCGGAACCATCGTCTTGCTGCACGGTAAACACAGGCGATCCCGTGTAGAACAAGGCTTGCTCAAGTTGTGCATAAGACATATAGTGGGAGAAGTTCAGCGTCACGATGTCGAGCATCGGCGGACGCTGTACGTCCGGGCTGTTCGTGAAGGGGCCAATGACGATAAACGGAATGTAGTCGAGAACCTGACCGCGAACTGTTGGGATGATAACTTCGTCAGCCGGTTGGTCGATGTCTGGTATCTGTCCCGCAGCGTTGTCGCTATCGCGGTACACATACTGAACGTATGCGTAGGTGTCTTCCTCTTTGTCGTATTCCAGAACCAGCACGCGGAAACGTGCGCGGTACTCGTAAGGAGACCAGTGAGAATCGCGGTCGTAGTAAATCTCGCGCAGTGTCACCTTTGAAAGGGTCCACTGTCCATCAATCTCTGCCATCTGCCAGTCGAGAATGTTCTCGGCGGTGTAGCAGGCGATGTAAGGATTGCCCTTGCCGTCCGGGTGTGCGTCAACGAGCATGCCAAAACGCCCGACCGCCAGAACCTCTTTTACGATGGTCTTGGTGAGCAGGTGAAGGGACATTCCCTCTTTGCTGATTTTCTTTGCAGCCTGTTGAAGCTTTGGGCTCAACCCACCGATCTTTGGCGCTCGGCTGAAAACGGTTCCGTACAGCGCGTTCAAAGTACGCGAAGTCATGTTGTAAAACACAGCGCGTTTGAGGTAGGAACGGTATTGATCTTTGTTGTGCGTTACTTGGCGGGGGAGATACTTCTCACCCTTACGCTTGACCTCGATTTCGCCAATCTCGGCGTCACGGATCATTTCCCAATGCGGGGACCAATAGGTGTAGTCGGGGTGCAGCACGGGAGACGCGCGGTACGGGACCGCGATCTGGGATCGTGTTACAGGGTTTGGTACTTGACTGCTCATGGTGCCCAATGTATTGATAAAAAGTCACGTGTCAAGAAAAACAGTCAGAATGGTCTAAACATCTGAAAAGTTTTGGACACATGGTGTTTGGTGCCGGTTAGAGGATTCGAACCCCTGACACATGCCTTACAAGGGCACTGCTCTGGCCAGACTGAGCTAAACCGGCGTACCGGTTTAACCCGGTTCTTAGACTGCGGTTGTGTCGCCGTCTGCGGCAAGCGCTGCGACAATGTTTGTGGTGCTCATTGGTGTCTCCAATGTTGCGTATTCGGAACACTAACACAGATGTTGTTAGTGTGCAAGCCATCGTGGTGCTTGGTTGTCACCAAGAATTGGTGCTGGCGGCGAGAATCGAACTCGCCTCTGCGCTGCTACGCCAGCAAAATGACCGCGTTCGCGGGTTTTTGGGTCATATATGACCCATAAACCCACGTTAAGGGTCATATATGACCCATTATGGAGCCCCCGGTGAGAATCAAACTCACCGTCCTCGGTGTAGAAAACCTTGTCCGTCTCAGCGGCGGGGGCGTTAGTGAATAACCGTGTCTGCCACGATCTGTTCGATGTTGTATCTGCTTAGCCCGATGTCAGCCAACGCGCGGTCTGACAGGGAATTCAATTCGTTTCGGGTTTGGCGACGCTTCGCCAGAAGTTCTAGGTACTTGAACATTGTTTTTCCAACTTTCTCGTATGTCATATACGCGTAAGTTGGAATAAATGCTGCACCTGCACAACCCCCAACGCCTGCAATGCTGCTATGCATGGATTGGCGTAGGGCTTACACTCTCGTGCTTGGCGGAGAGCAGAGGAATCGAACCCCACACTGTGAAGTGCGTACGCCTTTCCAAGACGCCTTGGGCGACCAACCCAAATTACTCTCCAAATAAGGTTGCCCGTCTTTCCGGGCTGTCAAAGTTTTGTGTTCTTCAACGTCTAGCCATTTAGGCGTTCTTGCACTGCCGTCCGCTTTACTTATTGATTGAAAGCTATTTTCAAAGCGTCAAGTTTTTAGCTTCTCTGTAGGCCCGTCAGGGCCTATGCTGATTTACGTCCAATCCGGTTGGGTGGGCGTCCGAACTTCCCGCGTACACCGTGGTCGGCAACGAAGGAAGCCGCGAACGCGTCGGGTTTTGTCTTGACTGGACGGCCTGTGACACCGGTAAGGTATCCAACAGCAGATGCGCGGGCACAGTTTGAACCGTGCTTCGGATCGTCGTTGATGTCCAGATGGACTTCAACGTCGAACTCCAACAGAACTTCTTCAAGTTGCTGGTATGCTTCTGCCGTCTTGTAGGCTTCGTTCATCATCCGCATCATAGGACGGGACTTCTTCTGGTCGTAATCCTGCATGCGCTCTGTGTCCGTAAACACATTCGCGCCGCGTCCTGTGCCGTTCTCGTCGATCTTGTGGATCACGACGGCGGTGGTGTAAGACGCATGCCAAATTCCTTGCTTATCCCGAAAGCGATTTGAGTCGCAACCGATGTAAACGCGAGAAAGGGGAGTCGTCTCTTTTAGGACGTTGCTGATTTGTTCGACCTTGCGCTTTGGTAGCATGGGGTGCCCTTTCTTTTCTTGGTCGGGTTGTCCTACGGGTGTAGGGGGAATTGAGACAGGAACCAAGGGCTCCCATCCGGCGAAAGCACGTAGCCACAGGTAATGAGCGGCAGCAGGTGCGTGACCTTTCCGTCTGCGACGGGGTAGGTATCATCAAGAACAGTGTTGGCCATGTAGCCAAATTTGATAGCGATATCGACGGCGTGGCACAATTCTTCTTCGTCCGGTACGGCGAGGGTGATCACGGTGCCGAAGCCTTGCGCAGTCTGCTCTGTCCAATTGGGATAATGGATCAGCCAGCTTGGCATACCTTGGTTTGGTGCGTTCGCAACGCGCTTGTTCACTACGTTGTATTGATTCGCTGCCGCTGATGCGGCGTGGTGTGTCTGCGCGCCAAGCTTTCCTGTATTCAGGGATGCAAGGTCGGTCCTAACGAGGACGTACATTCTTTCATTCATCGTCAAACTCCTTTTTCAATTCTTCATACTGCTTCCGGCGCTCGTTCTTTCGCATGCGTGACACCATTGCAAATGCTGCCTTCATATCCAAGTCCATGCACTCAGCCTTCGGACAATATACGTCGCCGGGGATGCCGGGGACCATAGGCCCCCCGCAACGTTCGCACTCTATCGTCTCAGTCGTCAAAGTCAAGTTCCTCTCGCAATTTCTTTTCATCAACACCGTAGTCAAACGCGATGTCTCGGATTACCTTGTCGTCAAGTGCATTCATGCGCGCGTAAGCGCGTGCTTCAAAAAGTGCATCTTCGAACGTTGTTGCGAGTACAGCTTGAGCCATGAAGAATATTCCTGTTGTTGGCGGATGGCGGAGGGCACGATCCCCAGAGCAAAGCCCCGTACCGGTTAGCAACCGGCCCCACGCACCTGCGTAGTTCACCATCCATTTGATTTCACCAGTAGTAGACGTGTGGCTTTCTTGCCACAGGCCATGCGATATTGTCCGGGTCTTCTCCTTTCAAAATCTTACGTTCGAGTTCCTTCACCTTACGACGCTTTGGTCGGTGATGGAAGAAAATATGGTGGGAGGTTGGCGTATTCTGATACCAACGCCAGTCCAATCCGCGCTCTTTCATTTCTCGCGCTACATCGTTGCAGCTTCCTGCGGGCATGAGTGCGCGGGGTCGTTTTCTCTTGTGGTGTGCCATGTAGGTCTCCTGTGATTACCTAATTCATGACAGTCTCCTTTGTGTTTGGTGCAACGAAGTCGCCACACTACGTGATGGTGCTCCCACAGAGAATCGAACTCTGGTATCTGCCTTACCACGGCAGTGCTCTACCATTGAGCTATAGGAGCGGTTGGTGGAATTGATCACCATTACGGCGTTGTTTGATGAGGTCAAGCGTATGCTGCTTGTCCTTATCTGGCATTTTCAACCAATTCTGTATTTCATCTAGGGTTCGTCCACACCCCTGACAAAGCATGCTTCGAGGGTCAATGTGGCATATTCGTACACAGGGCGATGGCATCATTAAGGCCTCATGTGTTGGCGTGGGAATGAGGAATCGAACCCCTTGACAGATGGTTTGGAAGCACCCTCCGGTCCAACCGGAATTAGTCTATACCCACACAATTTGGAGCTTCTGGCGGGACTCGAACCCGCACCTAGACACCTTCGGAGGGTGTCGCTCTGTCCGGTTGAGCTACAGAAGCAATTCTTGTATAGTAATATGATTACCACGATCCACGTGGAAGTCAAGAAGAAATGGTGTGCCGGGTGGGATTCGAACCCACGGCGCGAGGATTAAAAGCCCCCCGCTCTGACCACTGAGCTACCGGCGCATTGTTGGTTGGGGAGGCAGGATTCGAACCTGCAAAATTCCCTGATTCAAAGTCAGGTGCAATACCATTCTGCGCCACTCCCCAAAAGAGTGTATTATTGGATGCCCGACTAGGGATCGAACCTAGCTTTTCTGGCTCAGAACCAGCTTTCCTACCAATAGAAGACCGGGCAAAAGTGTTGGCGGATAGCCGAGGACTTGAACCCCAACCCTTGCGGGCTCCACCGCTTTCAAAGCGGGTCCGGCGCGCCTGTCCGGTTGACTATCCATGTGGTGCTCCCGGTAGGATTCGAACCCACGCTCTAAGCATTATGAGTGCTCAGCTTTAGACCGCTAAGCTACAGGAGCGTTATGGCGGATGGCGGAGGACTTGAACCCCACACGCTGCGGTGCCTACCGGCTCCCGCTCGCCTGTCGGGTTCACCATCCATATTACGATGTGCCGGGTTCTCATAAGGTCCGGGCTTCCCGCTGCATACGCCTACGGGGTGTGCTTCGCCCATTCGGGCATGATGTCTACACCACACAAAGATTGGTGCGCAAGGTGGGACTCGAACCCACACGCCATTCCTGACAACAGAACTTGAACCTGCCGCGTCTGCCATTTCGCCACTTGCGCGTATATTACGCTGTACGTTTACACGTATATTATGGTGCAACCGTAGGTCACACATTTTAATGGTGCGGACGGAGAGACTCGAACTCTCACGCCATTCCTGACAACAGGTTCTAAGCCTGCCGCGTCTGCCATTCCGCCACGTCCGCATTCTGGTGTGCTCGGAGGGACTCGAACCCTCACGCCCGTTAAGGCACTACCCCCTCAAGATAGCGTGTCTGCCGTTCCACCACGAGCACAATGTTGGACGTGAGCCGCTCCGTGTTCAAACCGGATTTTTGTCCGTATTATGTACAATAGCCCGCTTGATACCGCCCCTGACGGGGCGTGCCTAACTTTCGGCATAACTCACGTATCTGGTAGTTCTGCAAGGAATCGAACCTTGTAATCACGCTAATCAGGCGCGTGCCTCACCATTTGGCCTCAGAACTATTATCTGGTGGGCCTTTTTTGTGCATGACATGCGCCGGGTCATGTTGCGAAGCTAACCGTGGCCCCGCGCGCGCATGTTACGGTGCGAACCGGACCTCTGGCGGTGGTCAGCCTTACGTCTGCGCCTTCGACCCATAGTGGGCCTAGTTACCAGACGTTCCGTTTGGAGCGGACGACGAGATTCGAACTCGTACCGTCAGATTGGAAATCTGTCATGCTGCCGTTGAACACCACGCCCGCAATTCCTTACTCCGGGGGTTCTGCTTGCAACCAGTGCGAAACAACTCCCCAAAGCTTCTTCTTCTGTTCGTCCCAACAACAACCGCTGCCGCAACGAACACGTTCGTAAATATACCCATCCTCGTCTTGGAGGTACCACCCGTCGTCTTCCAAGGAAGCGATGGACAGTTCACCGGTCCAGACGACCAGCGGGGTGAACTTAGGTGGAAGGCGGTCTTTGACCGCGATCCAGTTCATGCTTTTCTTCGTGGCGGATAATGCGAGGCTCTTCTCTTTAACTTTCAGTTCTACAGACATTGTTGTCTCCTTAGATTATCATTTCATTTTTGGTGAAACGAGAATCTTAGGGTGGCTTCAATGTCTAGGGTGGCTCAAGGGCCTAGGAGAGAATCATTCCGTATCCTTTCGGTTGTTTGGAGCGCGTATCGGGACTTGAACCCGAATACAGTGGTTTAGAGGCACCTGCATAACCTTCATGCTCTACGCGCATATTCGATGTTTATGAACATACGCTTCTTTTTTGTCATGTCAAGAAGAAATGGCCTTCCGGGGGTTCTGCTTGCAACCAGTGCGAAACAACTCCCCAAAGCTTCTTCTTCTTCTGTTCGTCCCAACAACAACCGCTGCCGCAACGAACACGTTCGTAAATATACCCATCCTCGTCTTGGAGGTAC